TGCGGCTATCACCAGTCGCGGTCAAACCAGAGTTCTGCACCAACTCGGCATTGCTGCCAATCATGGTGCGGCCCAGATAAGCCGGGGTTAGGCCGTTGCCATCTTCAGTAGTACCAGCAACCAGAACCGCTTTGAACAGCAGGTCCGGGTCGTCTTGCACGTAGGCGGTGATAACGGTACCAGTGGGGGCAGCGTACCCGGTGGGGTAGTACTGCGCGAAGATGACTTGTCCTTGCGCGTTAACGTAAGAACAGCCTTGGAAGATACCCACGGGAGTGGCGGTCGCTTGACCAGTATCTTTTTCAATGTAGCCCGTCGAAACAATCTTCACCACATCTCCATAAAAGATGTTACCAGCGAACCCGGCGGGGTTAATTTGGTATTGGCGAGTTTGTCCGGCGAACACCTGACCACCGATCAGATTGATCGGCTTCAAGCCATACGGCTTGTCAATGGTGGGATAAGCCATTAAAGACTCCTAAATTTAAGAACCAGACCCGAAAGTGACCTTGGTCTTCTTTTCCGAGAAAAGAGGCATCCGAGGATCATTTTCACGAAGGAAATTGTTGTCCACCGATTCCATCTGAGCTTTGTTCTGACTCTCGTACCAACCGGCACGTTGCTTCAGAAACTCTTCGGGAATGCGACAGAGCAACAGTCCGCCCACTTCAATGCCGCCTTTAAAGCGGCCTTCCGTAGCGGCGTGCATCATGAGTTCAGGATATTCATCTGCTTTGCAGGGTTCGTATCCTTCACGCAGTCTTGAAGAAATATTGCTGGGATCAGCCGTGCCCATGGTGCTGAGACGAACCCAACGGTGTTTCCACCCGGGACGCTCATCAGGCGTGGGCAACGTCTCGGGGGGTCGCCATGCTTCAGGACGTTTAAACGCCACATCGCGACTTTCAGCAACCCGAGATTTACGGTTTTGTTCCACAGTTTCCATTTTCAATTCCTTTCAAGCATAGCAACCTGTTTAGCGTATTGTTCTGGAGTGATCCCCAGTTTGCGAGCCAACGCAACTTGGGATGCCTTCAGCTTTACGCGATTAGGCGGAGTACTGCGGGTCGCCGGAGCAACGGGCGTACTGGGTTTTGAAGCACGGCGCGGGGGTTCATCCTCTGCCGGGTCTGACGAGTTCTTAGAAGGATCGTCATCATCCTCATGGCTCCTGAAATAATCAGGGAATCGTTTGCGCATGGTCTGATCGATCTCCTGAAAGTACTCGTCAGAACCAATATGGTCGGCACCATATTTCTTTTGCAACTTTTTGTCAAGGCCCATCGCCAGCATAGTCATTTCGTCGTCAACGCCGAACCAGTCGCTGTTCTTGTCCACCCAGCGTTTGGTCTTTGCGTCGACCGGCGCTTGCTTGGGTTTAAACTCGTCTTGCTGCTCGATTTCCACCGGGCGCATGGTCTGCGCCTTGTCGATCTTCAGGGTGGCCTTTGAGACCTCCTCTTGAGCGGCAACAAGAGCATCCGAGTCGCCAGCCTCAAAAGCATCTTTGAGCTTTTTCTTGGCCGTTTCCAGCTCGTTTTGAGCGGCGGTCTTGGTGGTTTCGATGAAGACTTCGCTGCCGGACTTGAGTTGCTCCTTCAGGCGACGGTTCTCTTCGTACACCTTGCGGGCAAAGTCTTCTGCTGCCACGCGCTCACGCTCGGCTGCCTCTTTTGCGCGGCGTTCATCGTGGTAGCCACGGGTGAACTTCTTGATGCGCTGCTGAACATCTTCACTATACGAAGATAGTTCCTCATCGGTGGGCTCCTTCGGGGGAGGAGCAGACTTTCGACCCCGGTCTTCCGGCGGGGTGTCGTCTTCAATTTCTAGTTCAAGCTGTACCTCTGCGGTTTCATCTTTGGTTTCTTCCGGCTTTTCATCCGGAAATTCAAAGTTTTCACCTTTAAATTGAGTGGCCATGGTTAATCCTTACGATGCACGCGCAATTCCACGCGGGTCTTCAACAGTGGCCTCGACCGAGTCATCGTTGATGATTCGGAATTCACGGCCATGAATCTTCAGGCGGGTGCCCGAATTGGGTCGCACAATGATGAAGTCACCTTGCTTGCATGACGGGCCACTGGGAAACCGGGTGGTGTCCTTGTAGGCGTCCGGGCCGACCTTCACCACGAACAATACGGGGGTCAGAACCTCCTCGTAGTGCATGGTTTTGACGTCCTTGATCAGGCCCACATCGCTGTCGGCGTACTCTTCCATCGCTTCAGGCACCACGCATAGCAGGTGGAAAGTTTTAGGCTCAGGCAATTGCTTGGCCTTTTCTTCCGCAGGCTTGTTGATGATCTTCGACAGATCAACGGCCAAAGCCGGGTTTACATCATTCATCGTCATTTATCCTTCGCACGAGGTCGTTGATTACGTTTTCTGCGAAGTTGAGACCCCGGATCACTCCACAGACTTTCTTGTACTCGTCGTACGAGTCGGCACGGCTGGCAGCAACGAAGGCAATTTGCTCCTGCCGGTATTTATCTATCTCTTGTTGCACATGCGCTAAGGCATGGATGACATCTTTCAATCTTGGCTCCTAGTGGGCTTAGGTTTATTCATCTGCGCTCTGTCCTTGGCGATTTGGGCGCCAAGTCTCACCCCTTCAGTTTCCTGTTGGGCTGACAGTTTTGCCCGTGCGGTGGCGGAATTTGCAGCCACCTGCATTGCGGCAATCTCTTTTTGGGCAACGATTCGTGCCTCTTCGACGCGGATGCGATCGGCCTTTTCTGCGGCTTCGATCTGTTGTTTTTGGGCCTTGAGTTGCAGTTCTTGAGCTTTGATTTCCAGCTCTTTCATCTGCATCTGAACCACGGGGTCCATCATCTGTTGCTGCGCTTGCTGGGCCTTGGCCTCTTGCGTGTGCTGCTGGAACAGAGTCTTGGACGCCTGCGCGGCCATCATGGCGATCTGGTTGGCATCTTCCGGGCTGACCTTCTTGCCTTCTTCTTCGCCCGGGAGCACCATGCCCATTTGCTCTTGCATCTGGCGGCGGTACTCAAACCCAACGTGCTCGTTGATGTGGGCCATCATGGCCTGTTGCAACATCTGAGCTTGCGGGTTTTGGCCGATGACTTGAGCAATCTGCGGGTCCTGCATCGCAAGCATGTGAACTTGGATGTGGGCCTTGTGATCTTGCTCGATGAATGCCTTGACGGGCTTGCCCTTGAGGACGTTCTGGTTCTCTTGAACCGGATCGATCGCGGTCATGTCGTCTTCAATCGGCACCAGCTTGGCGGCGTTCTTGATGCCAAGAACCTCCAGCATCTGGCGGTGCAGCAAAGGCATGTCGTATAGCTGGGGCGCAGTCTGGGCCAGTTGCAGGACGGCCTGATACTGGACGACTTTTTGCGCCATGGTGGAGGCGTTGGGGTCGCTCACAGGAATGACATCGACGTTGTCGTAGTCAGACTTGCGGGCCATCGCGCTGCCCTCTTCGGGCTGGTACGAGTACTCCTCGGGCGCGTAGTCAGCGATGATGTTTTTCAGGAGCTTGAACTCCTGCTTCATGCTGAAATGCATGCGAGACTGAACCGCACCCATCACCTTCAGTTGGCGCTCCAGCAGGGCCAGCGTCGTACCAACGGGGGCGTTGGCAGACATATCGCTGACGTTCATGTCGCCGCTGGAAGCAAAGGCGCGACCTTCTTGGACGATCTGTTGGAACAGGACGTACAGGGTCTGGCTCGGCTCCTTGTAAGGCAGCGGCAGGATGTTGTCGCGGATTGAACCCGACGGAACATCTACATCTCGGAACTCTCCGGGAGCGATTGGGGTGTCATCGCCTTTGATTCGAAGGCCCCGCGATTTGAGACCACCGGGGAGGTTAGACAAAGTGCCAGCATCAACAAGCTGCCGGATAAGCATAGTCGCGCTCTTGGCATACCCACCGATGAGGTGGATGAGGCCATAGCCATAAAAGCCAAACCCGGGTATGTATTGATAATGGACGAAGTGTTGTCTTTTGAGATGAAGTTTGTCGCCTTCATACCAGTTCCTTCGGATTGCCAGAATTTTGCCGGTGCCCTTTTCGATCGTGATGACGTATGGCAGGGCGATGCCGGTGACTTCGCCGCGTTTGTTGGTGTTTTCAAAGCCCTTGAGGTCAAGGTCGACGTTCATCTCCAAGACGCGATAGCGCTCGTCTTGGATGGCGGACATGCCTTGTTCTTCGGCCTTTTGCTTCTCGATGTCGTCCAGTTCGCCCGAAGGCTCGCCTAGTTCAACTTCGCGGTAAAAGCCTGCCTCTTGCAGCTTGAGCAACTCATTCTGCGTCTTGCGCATGACATGGGTAATGCGCTCGGCCCGCTCAACACTTGATGCGCCGTAAGGCACGACGATGTCTTCTGCGGGGATGAAGACGGAGACTTGGCGGCCCAGGCTCGGGTCGTAGTACACCTTCTTGAATGCGGAGCCGGTAATCGGCAGGCTCCAGAGCATCTTTTCATGCTCCGGGCGGTACTCCGTCATCACCTCAGTCAACTGATAGTTCATGTCCTCTTGGACACGCTGGGCCGATTCTTTCTTCTCGGGCGTCTCTTTGCCGATGATTACCGTCTTGACGGGGCCAGCAGCCGGGAACGTCTCTGTGATGCCTTCGGCTTGGAAGCGAACCACAGACTCGGTGAGCATGGGGTGGAACACACCGCAGGCGCCGTTCCAAGGCTCAGTACGCTCCTCGTACTTCAGGCCCAGAAGTTTGAGACCTTCGATGTAGGTTTGGACCCATTCTTTGCGATCGCGCAGGTCTTTCTCAAAATCTGCGACCAGCTCAGACCCAAGGGAGTCGAGGTCCGAGTCACTCATGTAGTCTGCTAGGTTGGCGTTGAAATCTTCCGGGCCTTCCGGGGCCGGGGAGAAATCGATCTCCATGTCGCCAATCCCAATCGAAACCGAATCGGGGTTTTCGATTTCAATCTCAATCGGGGTTTCTTCAGCGCCCAGACCCATAGGGGCGGGGTAAAGGGCTTTGTCCATCGAACTGGTCGCCATAGTGAATCCTTAAACTGTGTAGAAGCGGTCACGACGACCACGGAAATAAACCGTCTCTTCGGGTTCGTCTGACTCAATTGGGATAAAACCGCCCTGCCGGAACCTCAAAAGGGCCTGCGAGGAGGAGTCGACCAAGTCATCGTGGTCGCCATTTGGGAAAGATGCCATTTCTTCCATGAGTTCATCAGCCCAGCGGGTGTCTGGGCACCACACCACTCCAGAGGCAAAGAGGTCTGAGATCGCGTTTACACGCGCAATCTTATCCTGTCCTTTGCTCGGTGTGTACTCCGAAAGCGGGATTCCGGTTTGCCTTAGTTCATAGATCAAAGGAGCCCCGGCGGCCTTCTTCTCCACGATCAGGGTGTCCGGGTTCCACTCCTTGTACATCTCCACGGCCTTGGCCTTGAGGTCAGGGAACTCCATCCGGTCCTTAAATGCGTCCAAAAGGATGATGTTGTTCTTGTAGTTGCCCTTGGAGTCGGGATGTTTAAACACACCCCATGTGGTGCAGGCGGAGTAGTCTGCGCGGTTGTGTTTTTCGAAGGCGGTATCCCAAGATTGAATGATGTACTCGCACTGCGGGGGTGTATCAGTCTCCCAGATACGCCATTGCTCGCGTTTAACGATGGCGCCTTCTTCGGATGTGGGGTTTTGCTGGTACTGGGCGTTCCATTTGGACGCAGGAATCTCGGCTTTGATGGCGTCGAGTTCCTCTTTCTTCCAAAATCCGGGCCAAAGAGGGGTTCCAGAGGGCAAAATCGCGGGAAATTCGATGACTTCCCACTCATCTGTCCCGTCTTTTTCGCTGTTTTTGAGGATTTGGCCGGTCAAATCACGCTTTGCCCAGCGTGTCATCACAATAATGATGGAGCCGCCCGGCTGAAGACGCTGACGCGGCCCGGAGGTGTACCACTCATACACCCCGTCATAGACTGCCGGGTTGTTTTGCTTGGCCTCCTGCTCCGAATGGGGGTCGTCAATGATCAAAAGATCAGCGCCCTTACCGGTTACAGCACCACCCACACCAATAGCAAAGTAATCACCCCCGGCAGAGGTATTCCACCGCCCTGCGGCCTTGGAATCCGAGGAAAGTTCCGTCTGAAAGACCTTCTGGTAGGCCGCAGAGGAGACCAAGTTCCTCACCTTACGCCCGAATCCAACAGCCAATTCTGCGGTGTGAGCAGTCTGGATGATCTTTTTCTCCGGGAACATGCCCAGAAACCACGCCGGGAGAAGGTAAGAGGCAAACTCCGACTTAGTGTGCCGGGGAGGCATGTTGATGATCAACCGCTTTAACTCGCCCCGGGCCACCCTTTCAAAGGCATCAGCCATGATCTGATGATGTTTCCCCGAAATAAACACGGGCCACATCTGGGAGACAAAGAACACAAAGGACTCACGGCATCTCTCAGCCTTGTCCAAGTCCAACAGCCTTTGAATCTTCTTTCTCTGATCCAGCCCGACCAGAGGAATCATCGCCTCATAGTCATCAATCTCCTGCCGGGTCAGGAGGGTCATAGAGCCGCAACCTCACGAGCACTGCGGTCAATCAATTTGATCGAATTGAACTTATACGGGCGAATCACCAACAACCCCTCATCCTGCAATTTATGCACGATCCGGTGAATATTGGCCTTGGACTTCAATCCCACCCCAGAGGCTATCGTCTGATAAGACGGAGCCATCCCGTACATCTTGATGTACGCCCTGATGAAATCAAGAACGAGTTGATGCTTGTCCGGCACGCTCTTGCTCCATCAAAACAATACTCTGGTACGCCAGACGACATTCAACAATGCACCGGGTCGCCTCAAACTTAGCCTCCTCAAAATTGCCCGAGAGCATCGCCTCATGCAACTTCTTCAAGGCATTCTCAGCCATCATCGTGGGATAAGCGTAATCAATCATGGCAGCAGTTTAAACGAAGATGAGAACGTTCGCAAGCATCTTTTCAAAAAATATATAGGGGGTGG